TCTTGCTGCTGCGTATCTTTTTCTTGGGCTTCGCGCGCTCCATGAATCCCAACCCAACGTTGACATCCATCCAGAATGCAATGCCGCCAGTCTCCGGGTCATCCCAGCCGCTGTGGTGGGTCTGCGGCCCAACCCATATACGTTGTTGACGCAACCGTTCGGCGATCTCATTGCCAACTTCTGCAGGCACGCCAGTCTTGTCGATGACCGTTTCTGTGTAGGCGCCATGATTTATCGCGCACAGGAGCATCGCCGCGCAATAGGCGGCAGGTTCATCTAGGCCTAGCTTGTCGTCCATCTTGCGCACTTCGTTTCGATAGTACGGCGTCATCCCTGTTCTCCTTTCGTTTCCTTCGATGTCAAAAGCGCATCAATTTTGGCGTTCCACTCGTCAGCCCCACAGTTGCACTCCGGACCTTCGTTATGGTTGCAGCATTCCCCAGACTTAGGGCACGAGTACCAGCAGTCCTCGCAGATCACGTGCGACCGCTTGGACTCACGCAGCGCAGCCTCAAGCTCTCGATTCCGCTTCATCAGGTCGATATTGATTCGAGCGCAATAGATCAGCGATCTTTCGGCGCCCGCCCGATCTTCTTGGGCCTCAACAGCGGCGTTCTGCCACTTTTGCACTTCGCCTATGCTCTTGGCCTCAAGCGCTAGGTAATCGGCCTTATCGACCATGGCATTGGGCCAGCCAATTATGTTCGGGTCGTATTCTTTGACTTGGTGCATTTCAATCTCTTTGCGCTTGTGGCGGATCTTCGTTTGACCAGTTCGGATAGACCCGAGTACACAATTGCTCAACGATTAGTTCGTAGGCAAGCGGCATCTCGGGCATATGATTTAGCGCCGCATTGACCAGTTCTTGGGGCGACATCTCGCCGAGCCTGGTGTACACCGCCACGGCCTCCAACACCTTCCTGGCAGCCTCCTCTCCGGCTCCGCAGGTACAGGCGAAGTTTCCACCGACTGGGCAGTTGGCTGCATGCGTGAGCATTTGGGTGACGGTACTCATGCGATTAATCTCGTTTGGTTGTCGTTGGCGACGCGCGAGGTTTTGGTGTTGGCGTCGTACTCGCTGAATTTCGCGTAGCGCCAGATGCGTCGGTTAGCCCAGCGAGCCATTGCCGCCAACCTTTCGATGGTCCAATCGTGGCGCACCCACGGAATCTTCTCAGGCGCATTGAGCTTCATGTTGCGCTGTACATACGGCTCGCCGCCCCAGGCGATGATTTCCTCGATTCGCTGAAGACAGGCGGCCATCGGCTCATGGCCAATCATGCAGTAGACCTGCATTTTCTTCGGCCTGACGCCCGCATAACGTAGCAGCGCCATCATGCCTTTGACCTCGCGCCGTTCCTTCAACTCGTCGTAACCGAAGCGCCACGGGCCGCGCATGATCTTTGACCAGCGTTCATGCGTCCCGCCGTCGAATGACTGCGGCTCAAATCCTGAGTTTGCGTCCAGCAGCGGCACGTCCTCGGCGATGTAGCGGCCGATGATGTGATCCTGGTACTTGACCGGAAGCGCCGACAGATTGTCATCGCATAGAACGGGTCTCACCACGAAGTCTTGACCTCCAGGAAATCGACTACCTTGCGCGGTGTGACTTCTCGCGGCGTTAAGTGACCGAAGTGGCGGCGCAGAATGATGAGGATGCTGTGATAGTCGCGTTTAGTGCGCCATTGCAGCAACGGCAGGCATTCATTCTCATATCGGTCAAAAAGATCATTCATTGTCATGTCTTGCGCCTCGAAGCTTCCACAGTACGGAATGCGTCAATCAGGATATCGGCTGTTTCCCTAGAAGCCTTCAGGCGCTCAAACGCAGCGGTAGCCTCCACATACTCCATATCTGCCTTGATCACATCACTGTGGCCTTCTGCTGCGGCTTTACGCGATTCTACACTGCCGGTCTGTTCTAGAAATGCACGCGCCCTGACACGCTTACATAAGATCTCAAGGCGCAGCACATCTGTCTTTCGATCCGCATACTCATCATCGGTGGTAGCCCTATAGTCAAGAGCGTTTTCCATCCTCTCCTGAGTTAGACGCTTGTCGCTCAAAACTTGCGTCCCGGCGGTTCTGCTATTTCCTTAGCCTTTGCCATGGCGACGTATTTCTTCCAGGCCGCTCGCTCGGAGGCTTTCAACTGGTCAGCTGCGGCAACATAAAGATCAGGATCGCGATTCAGGACGTCGTGCTTGTCTGCTACTTTGATGGTACGCACATCCTCCTGATAATCTGCCTCCAGAATATCCCGCATGGCCGCCGCAGTCGCGAAGGCTTGATCGGGATGTATGTTCTTTCCCATGTCGCCTTTAGGGCTGTGGATTTCATTGGTTCGGCCGCTTGCGGCGTTACCATCGTCATCGACCTGGGCAACCCCAACCATGGCCGTCAAGGCATAGCGGCGGGCATAGGTAAGAGCCGACCCAAAGGCTTGAGGACTATCGTCCTTTGGCGTGACCGAAAGCTCAGAACGCATCCACTGCCCGGAGGAATGCATTAAGGTCGTCGCCAGGTTCAGGTGGCCGTTCTCCGTCGTCGAAGGGGCCTGCAGGATCGCCAAGCCATTCTTGGACAGCGCTGAGCGGCACGCATCCCAGCAGCTCGCCAGATCCGCGTACTTGGACTTGAAAAAAGGGTTCGCCGAGTCCTTCAGGGCTCCAGTGATCTCCCCCTGAGCCTTCGCTAAGGCTGTCGCTAATTCGTTGATCAATTCTGATTGCTGCATTGATACATTCCTTATGCCATTTCTCGTCTTGATTCTGACTAGCCCACCAAGCATCAACGTCCATTTGCCATCTTCCGCGTCTGAATGCGCTGCCTTACCGACCTAGCGAGTCTGCGCAGCTTCAGCTCATCGCTCGACATGGGCGTCGCCATGGAGCGCTTGCGCTTCTGCATGATCGAATCGTGGATCTGCCAGAAAGCAGCCCACAGGCCCCACAGGATGGCGAGTAAGCCGAAGATTAATATCAGGGCTGAGATGATGGCTTCTGCTTTGCTCATCCGAGCACCTTGTCGATCCAATAAGACATAAGTTTCGTTTCCGCGATATCGGTCAGATCCTCATCCGCATCGGTCTCCATCAGCGTATCAGCATGACAGTACTGACAGTTGGTCTGGTACTCATCGCCGTACTGCTCTTTTTTGCACGTGACGCACTTGTAGAGGATGGTCATCATAGACACTCTCCGATGATCTCGCGCTGTAAAGCCCCGTACTTCTCGTCATCGCCAACGGTCTCGCCGATCAGCGCGACAACCCAAAGACGGTCGCCTTCCCACTTCGGTGGGATCAACGTCGCGTGCAATGCGCGATTTGAGCAAAGCTCAAGAGGTCCTTTGACTGTTTGTACAAGTCCAGGCGTCGCAGGTTCGATCTTGCGACCGTGCATCGCCGTGCCGTCTTTCTTCGAGCGCCAGAAGCAGATTTTTGCGCCAAGAGCGCGCAATTCCTCCATGCGGGCACGTTGGGCGTCTGTCCACTTTTCGGCGAAATATTTAAGAGTCGCCAGCCAATAGTAGCCGGAGCCGTAGCCGTAGCCGGAGCCGTCGCCGGAGCCGGAGCCGTCGCCGTAGCCATCGCCGTCGCCGGAGCCGGAGCCGTAGCCGTAGCCGTAGCCGTCGCCGGAGCCGGAGCCGTAGCCGTAGCCGTAGCCGTCGCCGGAGCCGTAGCCGTAGCCGCTCGCAGCCCATGAGGGCTGCTCGCCTCGGAGCATCAGCCCGACCATGGGGCATTTTCCCATGCAATCACAGCCTCAGGCGTGCAGGCGGCAACAGCAGTAATCTTGCGCAGTTCAAGATCGGCCGCAGGACCGATTCGCGAACCTTTTAGCGGGCCTTTATCAGCGAGCCCAAGAAAGCCCTTCTGCTCTGCCGGCCAATATATGCAGTTGCGAGCTGCGCGCAGTTTGATAATGTCCCCTGAGGTATCGGTCGCGTAGCCGAAGAACACCCCACGATGTTCTGTCGTCACGAGTACTGCGCGCTCTCCATTTGTCTTTTTCGTCACTTCATTGTCTCCTTGATTACAAAATGCTCCAGATCTGAAAGCCTATCTCGATCACTGCAAGGCCGATTGCAGCGAGCATCAGCTTCTCGTGCTTGTTCATCGCTGCAGCGCCTCGGCTAACTTCGTGGCGTGTTCTGTGGCTGCTGCGAAGCCGCGTGCATAGCCGGTGCGTATGCCGTCTAAGTATGTGGCAACTTTTTTTGCATGCCGCCTTTTTTCCTTGGCATTAAAGCATGTCCGACATCTTCGCCATGTTTTGTACAGAATCAAATTATCTCCGCTATATGGGTGTCCTTGCGGACAATGGGTTTTTGCAAGGTTTCTCTTGTGAGATGAGATTGCTTGCATAGTTACAGCTAACTCTGGTTTCCAGCCATTTTTTAATCGGTAGACCAGTGAACTACGATTAATTCCAAGGCGCTGGGCCCAATCTTTAACACAGAGAGTTTCAGAACCAATAGTTAATAGCGTGATGCCTCTTGCATTTTCTCTTTGCTGTTTCATGGTAGCCCACCGGCAATTCCCAGGCTCGTAGTTACCATTGTTGTCGATACGATCAAGGCTAAGAGTCTTATTTGGACGCGGTCCCATGTCGGCCAAGAAGTTTTCAAACTTCTCCCATCTTTCGCAGACTCGTATCCCTCTGCCGCCATAATCAGAATATCTATGGTTTGTTGGATTTGAGCAGCGATGCTTCATGTTGGACCATATATTGTACGTCGTGGTCTTATTATCTCCTCTGGCATGCCCATGAGTTAGAGCATGAGTACGGCTTCGCCCGTTGCTCGTGAAATTTCCTCTACTCATTGGATTACGGCGATGATGTCATCGGCGTGGGATTTATCGTTCATGCTGCCCTCAGCAGTTCTATCAGCTTATCCGCCATACGGGTATACGCCGCGCTCCTCGCCGCGCTCCACGCCGCGCTCCTCGCCGCGCTCTCCGCGCTCCACGCCGCGCTCCA